GGCGATGGCCAGGGACGATTGCGACAGGAACACGTTTTTCTTCGCGGCCTTGGAGTACACCGACGGCATGTTGTGCACCAGCAGGCAACGGTCGAAACCGAGGTCGGCACCGCCCAGTTCGCCGCTGTAGGTCACTTGGTCGGCGACGGACGCGTCTTTGCCATCCAGTACCACGCGGGCTTTGATGCGCTTGCCGAAAGCGGCGAACTCACCAGCCACAGCCTTGGTGCCGGTGAAGCCTGGAGCACCGATGATGGTCAGGTCTTCCGGCACACTGCTCAGGGCCGCCAGGCCCAGCTTGCGACCGGTGACAGGGTCGTTGCCGCCGATCACGTTGTTGACCGTGTCAGCCGGGGTTGCGCCCTCCTCCACGATCACCACATAGACCGGCACCTTGACCACTTTGAGGATCTGGTACACGGCGTGAAACAACGTGCCCGACTCGGCGCCGGTAGGGTCCAACAGCGCCTGGGTGGTGAAGCTGTTGATGCGGAACGGGGCATTTTTCGGGATCGACGCATGAGCGTTCGGCGCGGTGCCGATCAGCCCGATAACGTTGTCGCCCAGGCCACCCATGGCCTCGGGGGATTCGGTGGCATTCACGGTGATGCCGTTGTGCTCGAAGTTCAAAACCTCAGCCATGATTAGTCAGCCTTCTTGGGGGTGGAATTAAGGACGCTGGTCAGTTCCAGGCGGCCAGCGGTGCGCAGGGCGGATGCTTCGACGTCGAGCAGTTCCAGCTCCTCGCCGACGGTGGACCAATGGCCACCTCCGGTGGGGAATGGGATGAGGACGGTGTAAGTTTGTCGGTTGTGCATGGGTGGAATTCTCCGGGTGAGAAACGCCAAAGCCCCTGCGGGGAGGGGCTTTGAGTGGGCGTAAAAAAACCGCTTTCGCGGTGGGGAGGGTTACTTATCTTCCGGCAATGGGAAGCGGGCTTTGATCTCCGCGACCTTGGCACGCCAGTCTTTTTCTTTCTCGGTGGTGCCGTCGTATTGCCACTCCAAATACATGGGGTCCGCCTCACTGACGTAGGCAGCACGACGCGCGGCAATGGTGGTGGCCAATGCCGCAGCGGCGGTGGCTTTATCGATCAGTGCGCGAGCGGCCTCATCGTTAAACCCAAGCCCTTGGAGGGTTTGCGCATTCGCGGGCACGTTAATCAACGCGGCACCGGCTGGGGTCACCAGTTTTTCAATAAACAAAGTCATTTGATCCGTCCTTAAACCTTGGCGGTGTATCGAGTGTCGTTGTCATACGAATAAGCCAAACGCTTTTCTTCCAAGGTCTTGCCAAGGACAGCTTCCGCTTGGGCCAACGTATATGGCTTAACTACCCAACGCACTTCCCACTCGGCAGTGACGTCATCCTTCATAATCACTTCAGTATCCAGCTTGCTGAAGTTAACCGGGTAATCAAATGTTTTGGTAATGGTGTAACTTAGCCCGCCTCTCAGGTACAAACCGGAAAATTGTGGAGCAGTCGTCAGTTGACCTGCAACCAGACCGACATACATAGGCTTTAGTCCCGTGACAGCTCGTGCGGTACAAATCATGCCGAACGAAACGCCGCGCACCGTTTCGCGATACGTTTGCGATATGCGTTTGATCGTCAAAAAGTTAGCATCACCATTCCATGGAAAGCCCACGCCCTCTAACTGCAAGTTCAAGCCCGCAATATGGTAAATCCCTTCACCGAAGGGTGCCTTGTCACTATCTCGTGCAAAAAAACGAGAAATCGTAATCTCGGTTTCACCCGCCTCGTTACCCGGCATAGTCCACCATACTGGGTAAACCACATCAGTCGACAAACCGGTCAGATCGATCTCCTGCTTATAAAGTGCACGCCCATTAATATCCTTGGCCTGCACGCTATTACGCCACGTTGTGAACTGACTGGACGCCGTATCCATGCGCGCATCAATCTTGCCAATCTGGTTGGTCACTGTGTCGGTCAGCTTATTACATGCATCCACAACTTTCGTAATCGTCGCTTCAATTCCCATCATCAACTCCCTGTCAACTTTGTCTTTTCAGCACTTTTGTAAGCGCCACTACTTCGCTTCGAGATGCATAACCCTGAGCATCAAATCCACATGCCGGGACATATTGTCCACCGAAGCCGCCGCCATGATCGCGATCTCTTCAGCCAACAACACATTCAGGTTTTCACTCCCAACCACAATCGTCACGCTATCCGCCGGCAACGGCGAAATATCCAGCGTGAACTTCTGCAGCACCCGCGCCGCCGCCGCTTTATACGTCAGCAACTTCCCTGCAACGGAATACACCGCCAGCAAGGTCCCGCTGGCGAGGTAAAAACCGAACTCGCCAATCTCATATTCACCCTCGCCATCGAACAGCGCGGCCATCCTGAGTTGGCGGTCGCCCAGGTCTTCGTAATCCACGATGGCGACTCGCTGGCGTTCGTCACGCAAGGCCACTTCCGTGCCGTCCGGGTTGTAGCGGCCGGTGCCGGCGCCGATGTGGGTGATTTCGCCTTTCAGGCCCTGGTTCTTTGCCTGCAGCACTTCATCCAAACCTTTGGAGGTGAAGCGCACCAGGCGCGTAATGTCATCTGTCATGGCTGCGCCCTGAGGTCGTAGTCGTTAATGGTGTAGTGCTGGGCAACCCCGGCACTGTTAAGTCGAGCAACCAGCGCCAATTCCGGCAGTGCGCCGTCCAAATACAGCTCACCGTCGCTGAATGGGGCATGGAGCACCTGCGTAAACGCCAGTTGACCTTCGGTCTCATGAACAACGGTGATCGTCGCCCGGTCTCGCTCACTCTGAGCCGCGTTGATACGGCGGATCAGCCGGTTATGGTCACCACTGGACCAACTGCGCCCGATAATTGCCTGCACGTCGAAGGTGTAAGGCACACCCAGCGGGCGCTGTTGATACCAGGCGCTGATGTTGGGGGTGAAACCCAGTGATTCCACCGCATAACTCAATGCCTTGGGCGTGCCCGCCTGGCGTTGGATCTGCCAGGACAAGGCCACGGTCAGGCGTTTTTCGGCTTCGCTGGCGCTGGCGTCCCATTCACTCACACCCCGGTCGGCAGCCAGGTAAGGCAGGAATTCGGTAGGCGTTTGCAGTGGGTTCATCAACGCCGGAAACGGCGGTACAACCCGGGCGAGCAACTTTCCGAAGCCCAGGTCCAAGGCCTTTTCCAGCGGTGAGCTGTTGGCCGGCAACAGACTCGCTTTGGGTTCGTCACTCATAGCGTGCGCACCTCCACTTCAACACCCGTGCAGTACGGGGCCTGGAACGCAGTGCTGATAATCGGCTGCAGCGGTTCGAGGATCTGCAGTTGTGCCGCGCCCGCGCTGTGAATCGCGTAGTCGATCCAGCTGGGGTCCACCCGCCCTTCCAGGCGATGGCAGGAGTCGGCATAGGTTTGCAGCAGTTTCTGGGCGGCTACTTGGGTGAGCCCGGAGTCCGGGCCGGCGTTGATCTTGGCCACCACACGAATCTTGTACGGCTGAATCTGCGCGCCCTGGACGGTGACGAGATCGGTCTCCGGCCGCACATCGGGGCGTGCGAAATGGCGGCGCACACCGTCAAGCAAATCGGTCGACGGTGTGCCATCGCCTTCCCGTGACAGCACGGTGACCATCACTTCCCCCGGCGCCGTGCGGCGACCGTTGCCGTCCTTGACCTGGGCCGCATAGCCGTCCGGGTCGAAGGTGTAGCTGACGGTGACTACGCCGGGCGTCGCACTTTGCACCTTGACCGTCGGCCGCTCGCCGAGGGTGAACACTTCGCGGCGGTACTGCATGCGTGAACCCGCTGCCGGGGCGTGGGGTGCCAGGTAATAGCGCAGACGGGCGTCGTCGTCGCTTTCCAAGGTCGGCGGCACTGGCGGGAATGCGGCCGGGTCGCCGGGGTCGAGCTCTTGGCGCTCCAGGCCCATGTCGGCCAGGCGCGCATCCAGGTTAGTGCCTGTGGCCCACCACGCCAGCATCTGCTTGATACGCGCATTGTATTGGCGCTCGTGGGTTTGCAGGCGCACACAAAAGGCCTCCAGGGCCAGGGTCAGCAGTTCGCTTTCGTTGTCGAGGCTGACCTTGAGTTTGGCTGCACTTTGCGGCGCGCGGGTGGCGACGTAGTCAACAACAAACGCCTTGAACTCGGCCAGCAAGGGTTCGAACTCATCCACCGCGATGATGGCCGGTTCCGCCAGTTGGTTCTGGCCAGGGATCAGCATGCTCATGTCACGACCTCGAAGGTTTGTTGGCGGTTTTTCCAGGTGCCGGCGAAACGCAGCAACAGGCCGGCACCTTGGCGGGTGGCGACGATGACCTGGGGCTGAAAGTCGCCAATGCCGTTCTGTGTGTTGTAGAACGCCTGGGCGGCGTGGCTTTGGGCAAGAATCAGCAAGTCGTCGCCGAGGTTCTGGCCGAGCAGTTGCGGGATCATCGAGCCGTACAGTGGGCGCTTCTGGCGAGTGCCCACGGGGGTAGTCAGCGCTCGGGTGGCACGCTGCACGAATTGCAGCCAGTCATCGACGGCTGCCCCGGTGTTGCGATCGATGCCGATCATGGGATGTCCTTATCACGGGCTGATGATTCGACCTTGGTGGTCCACCACCGGGCCGCTGAAGTGCGCGCCGCCGGCATCCAATATCAGGCTGGTGCCGCCGGTTTGCAGGGTGATGCCTTGGGGGTTGAGCGTCAGGCTGGTGGCGCCGACCTTGACGTCGACCTGCTCACGAGAGCCGCTGAACGTGGTGGGGCCGTTGACCCAATTGAAGGTGTGGCTGGCGTCGTCGTAATCGCTTTGGGTGCCGTCTTGATGGCGACGCCTAGTCAATGTTGGAAGGTTGGAAACCGGCGGGAAGCGATCACTGTTCAAACCGAACAGGGCAACGGACTGCCCGCCACCTTCCCCGCCGCCATAGTTGAGCAACAGGCATTGTTCACCCACGGATGGGATGCGGGTTTCAGTTTGCGCTCCGGCGCTGGGGTTGAAGAAGCGGATGGCCGGAGTGAGCAATTCGCCGTGGCTGACCTTGCAGGTATTACTGGCCGCGTCGACCTCCTGGCACACGCCGATCCGGCAAAAGCTTTCGGCGCGCCGGTAAAGGTCTTCGAGCTGGGCTTCCATTTCCGCCAGGCGCTCGACGATCGGCCCCAGTTGCATGCGTAACAGCGCGTCGAACATGGGCTACTCCGACAGTGGCTTGTATTGAGCGGGATCGTCGATGTTCGAGACTTCCCAAGTGCAGGCGAACAGCGGCTGGCCTGTGGGATCGTTGAGCAACGTCGGTCCGAGATAGAGGGTTTGGATGAAAGAAACGGTCCAGGTGTCGTAGTCCGTTCCTGCGGTCGTACGTGGGGTAGGAGCCGCAACGATATTCGCCGGCAGATCGCACTGTGCCTGGGGCAGGTTCCAGCGGTTATCCAGCACCAGATCCATGAGCTGGCTGGCCAGGTCGCAAGCATCAAAGGGCAATGCACCTGGAGCCACCATGGCCTTGAGCGAGATCGACAGGGCGTGGGCCTTGCGTCCTTCGCGGGAGCGAATGCCCGGGCCGTTGCCTTCGACCGTGATCATCACACCGGTTTCACTCCCGGAGCCTTGGAAGTCTTGATGACTGCCAATCTTCAGGTCCGGGAAGGCAGCGTGCAGCGCCTCGCCGATGGCTTGGGGCAGTTGGGATGGCTTTTCGATAAGCGTCATTTAAATAGCGTCCTTGCAACGGTTACTGCGGCCCCTGGCGGGAGCTTTCATTGATTCCGATGCGCTTGGCGGCCCACCGTTCATAAAGGCCGATGGCAACGTCGGCACCGGCCATGGCGGTCAGGCAACCAATGGCACCGGCTGTCCAGATCGACATGCCAGCGGCGTAACACAGCATCAATGCTGAAACCCCGCAAACCATGCAGGCCCCGGAACGCAGGGCCAGGCGCCGTAGCAGCGACCAGCCACGGGCGCCCTCCTTGTCGGCGCGCCACATTTCGCCGGAGACCCCGCCGATCAGGGCCAGTACGATCACCAGCCAGATCGGCATTTCCGCCAACGCTTGCTGCTCGTTTGTCATGTCACGCCTCCTGGCTGAGCATCTGCGGCACAAGGCCGGTGTGTTGGGTAAATCCATTTATAGGTAGGCATTCCAAAAAGCCCGGTCGCCCGGGCTTTTCAGTAATGCGGTCCATATTCGAACGTTCGGCGCTACTGGCGCGGTACGGTTCTTTCCTCAATGTTTTTCCGACCACGATCCCTGTCTGCCGGATAACTGCTTCTGGTGCTTTACGCTGCACACCCGGGTCAGTTGCCAACCCTCTGAACCGTTATGAGGCCGGTTCATCGCTGCCTTTTTTAAAGCGGTAAAACTAAAGAGCGTCGGCATCCTTGCCGGTGTTGCC